TCGGATTTGATCCAATCACGTCACAACCCGCAATTTACGAACGGGCCCGCTGCCCCCTGAAAAAGTGGTGAACCATGATCACCCTGGAAGACGCCAAAGCGCACCTGCGCGTCCAGCACGCGGCAGAAGATGCACTGATCACCGCACTGATCGACTCGGCCTACCGTCACGCAGAAACCCGCACCGGTCGCATCTTTGACACCGAAACCCGCACCCTGGTGCTGGATGGTTTCGGCTCAACGGCTGGCGCGATCGAGCTACCCTGGACGCCGGTGCAATCCGTCGATAGCGTCGAATACGTGGATCCGGACGGCATCACCCAGACTCTGCTGGCGCCGCCACTTCGGCTCGACACCCGGCCGCTCTACCCGGTGCTGCTGCCTCAGTGGGACACAGACTGGCCAGCCACCATTGATGAGCCGGAAAGCGTCACTATCACGGCCACCGTTGGCATGACCGAAACTCCGGGCGATGTGCGTGCCGCTCTGCTCCTGCTGATCGGCCACCTGTACGAAAACCGCGAATCAGTCGTGATAGGCACCATCAGCAGTGAGCTGCCCATGGGTGTCTCCATGCTGCTCGATCCGCACACAATCCACCGAGTGGGGTAAATATGCGTGCTGGCAAACTCAACAAACGCCTGACACTGGAGTGGCTTACCAATACAGGCCGAAGTGACTCTGGTGAGCCTGTGTCCGCCTGGGTTCCAGGGGACACGGTATGGGGTAGCCTCGATCAGTTGCGCGGACGGCTGCTGTTTGCCGCAGATCAGGCCAATAGCCAAACCACCGCCACCATTCGCATTCGGTATCGTGACGATGTCGCGAGTGCCACCGGCAAAACCCTGCGCATCAGTGACGGCAGTTTCCTCTACCGCATCGAGGGCAGGCCGATCGCAATAGCCGGCAAGCAGGCAGAGCTGGAGATCATGGTGCATGAGTGGTCTTAACCTGTCCCTGGAGTTGTACGAACAGCGCGTCGTGCTGCAGCAACTGCGCGAGCTGGAACAGTCGCTGCAGAACAAAGCGGTCCGCTCCGGCCTCGTTGAAGTGGTCAAACCGATCAAAGCCACTGCCAAACAGATGGCACCAAAACAGTCCGGGGCTCTGGCCAAAGCGGTAGGTCATCGCTCAGTGAACAGTCGGCAAAAACAGCGGCTGGGTCTCGCAAAGGATCAAGTGGCGCTTATCGTCGGCCCAAACCGTAAGGTCGACGGCCGCTGGCAGAGCAAAAAAGGCCTATGGCAGGAGTACGGAACCGAGAATATGACGGCTAACCCATTTCTCGGACCGGCGCTGGATAAACACCAGGGTGGTAACCAGCAGCGCTTTTACCAAGGACTGCAGCGTGCGCTGGAGAAACTCAGATGATCGACCAGATAATAACGGCCCTGACCGCAACTTCGATTGCGGCGCGAAAAGCCGGCGCAGACCCGGTCAGCGGAGACGATGCAGTACCCATTGTGCGGGCGCTGATCGATACGGTTACCAACAACAACACATATCCGCTCAAACTGCCCAACGACATCGATCCGGCTGAATTCGGCATCTACCAGTTGGCCGGTTGGCGAACTGTGGAAGTGGAAGGCCAGGTGATTGGCCGCACTGAAACTTGGCTGGTCAGCTTGCGCAGCAATAGTTTCGATACGCTCAGGGCCATGTCCGACCAGTTTGTAGCCGCGATTGACGGCTACAGCGGCACAGAAGGTGTCGAAATCACCGATGCGGCAACTGATTACGAGTTTGAGCAGCGCCAATTCCGGGCTCACTTCGAGCTGCAGATCACACTCATGGCGGGCGCCCAGTCCGCCCGGGCGGCATTTGTTAATGCAGACGGCAGTCAAGCAGAAGCCAATGCCTTAGCCACCTTTGATGTGCGGCAGACAGTGAAAGAGCAGGTGTCTGTGGTGCTGGTGGCGGCCCATGGTGAAATCGACACGCTGCGCACGATTGCACAAAGCGCACTCTTGGGCTTGAGCACGTCCAGCGCCGTCAGCCCACTGACCTATGTGCAGGGTACGCCAGTGGCGGCCCAGGGCAAAACCACCTACTGGCGCGACGTATACGAATATCAGCGAGTCATTCGCACATGACAGGAGACCCCATGGCATCCGGCGGCAGTTACACCCTGAATGACAACGGCGACCGAGTGCTGATCCAGCGCAGCGGCCATGCCACACCCGAATACCCCGAACCCTCGGCCGAACCGGCCAGCACCGAAGAGGTAGACACCGATGAAAACCCGTAAGAAAGCGCTGCTGGTCGCGGCTGAATCCACCTATGGCACCTCGCCGGACATCTCCACCGCGACTTTGCTGGTGATCTCCGAATTGGATTCCAGTCCATACGAGGGTGATCGCGTCGAGCGTGCGCGGATTAACGAGCAGTTTGGTGCACGTCCTGAAGTCAATGTCGCTCCTTTTGTAACGGTGACGGCCACGATTCCACTGGCTGGATCAGGTGCCGCCGGCACAGCGCCCAACTTTGGTATGCTGCTGCGTGGTTGCGGCTTGGCAGAGACAATCAACGTTGGCACATCGGTGGTATATACCCCGGCCAGCAACAACCACGAGTCGTTTACCCTATGGTTCGTGGAAGATGGCCAGTTGCAGCGCGTGCCGGGTTGTCGTGGGACCGTGGAGATCAACTGGACGGCAAAAGAATTTCCGACCTTGGCCTTCACCTTCACCGGTCTTTACCAGAAGCCGGAGACCCATGCCGGCCCATTGGCTCAGACACTGTCAGACATCGTCGACGAAATCCCGGTCAATAAAACCAACACTCCCATCTTTAGTGTGCATGGCTATGCAGGTTGCGCTCAATCACTGAGTCTGAATGTCGGCAACACAGTGGGGCACCGCCATTTAATCAATTGCGAGAACGTACAGATCACCGACCGCCAGACCACTGGTAGCCTGGAGATCGAAGCCCCGGATCTGGCCACCAAAGACTACTTTGCATCATTGGAATCCCACAACATCGTGACCTTGGGCGCCATTGCCCTGACCCACGGTACCATCGCGGGCAATACAGTAGAGCTGGCTGCGCCAAAGACCCAGTTGTCGACCATTTCGCGCAACGACTCCGATGGGGTTGTGCATTACCAGATGGACGTACGGTACACCGCGGATGCGGGTGACGACGAATTCAGCCTGACATTCAAATAAGGAGCACTCATGGCTTTCATTATCAAACAGGTACCGGATATCACAGTTCCGGTAGATATCCAGGTGCCGGGCGAAGCTGAAACCTGTCGCATCGAGGCACGCTGGAAGCTGCATGGTTTCGACGCGGCTCGAGCCCGTATCGAAGCGATTCAGGCCGGCAAGGTCACCGACGAACAACTGGTGGCAGAAGACCTGCTCAGCGCAGGCCCGTTCCGCCAGGCGGACGGCACTGAAATCCCATTCAGTGCCGAGCTGGCTCAGTCGCTGCTGCAGATGACCTATGTGCGCATGCCTCTGGTGCAGAGCTGGTTTGCGGCCCAGAACTGCCGCCAGGAAGCATCGGCAAAAAACTAACAGACCTCGGTCGCGCCTGGGCACAGGCCGGCCGGGGCGGTAAAAACGAGCTGAACAGCGATCTGGATCTGCTGGGTATCAATCTGGATGACCGCTATACCCAAGCGTCCAGCGTCGAGATCTGGCCCGACCACTTGGATGCCTATGAGGTATTCGACGCCTGCAGCAGCCAGTGGCGCATCGTCACCGGCACCGCCGGCGTGTTCTACCAAGGCATAGACGCCGCAGCACTCGCAGCCATTATGGAGATGTTGGGCATCGAGGACCGTCGCCAGTGCCTGCAGCAGGTGCGAATGATTGAAGCCGGGGCGCTGGAAATCATCAACAAGCACTGATGTTTGAGTTACTATGGTTCATTTTCCGGGGTCAGTGCCCCGCTCGTAACCGTCCAAGGAGTGGGATATGCAGTATGTCTTCATCGCGGTCGCCCTATTGGTGTTGGTGACCTGTTCATTCGGCGACAAAACACCCGAAGGAGTTCGCGCCGATCAGATTGATCAACAGCAGCAGGCCCGTATCGCCTGTCGTTCGAAAATCCTGATGTCGGCGAAATACCCCGACTACGTCAACACCACCCACGTCCAGGCGGCGCGCAACGAATCCGCCGGTCACTGGTTGGTGGTCGCGAGGGGGACGATGAAAAACGGCCTCGGGCTTGACGCGCCGTTCGAGGCGTATTGTCATGTCAATGACCAGTATCAGGTGACCCAGTTCGCGATTCAATAGTCGCCCGCTAACTCTTTACACAAAACCCGCTTCGGCGGTTTTTTTTATGCCTGAAATTCGAGGTGCCTGATGGCGAAATCCTACACGACCGGCCTGGTGATCACCGGCGATGCCACAGGTGGTGTCAAAGCGGTCAAGATGACCCGCGACGAGATCGATGCGCTCAATCGCCGGATGGGGAAGGGCCAGCAGCAGACACGCCGCTACGCCCAGGCATTTGCCAATGGCAGCCGCGAGGTGGAGTTCTTTCGCAATCAGTTGCGTACCGTGGCAGGTCTAGCAGCGGGTGTGTTCGCTGCGTCCGCGCTGCAGAATCAGATCGATTGGGCAGATCGGCTGCAGAAATTGAACCTGCGCATCGGTGCCAGTACTGAAGCCCTGTCCCAGTACAACTATGTGGCCGGTTTGTCTGGGGTCCAGTTTGATGCCCTGGCAACCGCTTGGCAGCGGCAGACTCGACGGATCGCTGACGCGGCTGGCGGTACAGGCGAAGCAGTGAAGGCGCTGGACGCACTCAACCTGAACGCTGCCGAACTGGCGCAGCTACGCCCTGAGCAGCAGTTCGAGCGCATTGCCGCCGCGTTATTGTCGGTGGAAAACCCGGGTCAGCGCGCTGCCTTGGCGATGAAGCTATGGGATACCGAAGGTGTGGCCCTGCTGCAGATCGTCAACCAAGGTACTGACGCCATCGCCAATATGCGTACTGAAGCCGACCGGCTTGGCATGACGGTTAGCCAGCAGACCGCTGACGACATGGCGACCTTCAATGACGAAGTGGCGCGGCTGAAAACCGCTGTGCAAGGTGCCTCAGCCACGCTGCTGGCAGACCTGATACCTGGTGTTACCGAAAGTTTGCAAGCGGTCAACGGCTTTGTGAGTGAATTGGGTGGAGCAGCTGACATTCTAGAGCGAGTAGGAAATGTGGCTCAGGTTTTGGCTACCGTCTATTTGGCGCGAACACTCGGCCCTGGAATTGCCGCTGTGACTGTTCGCATGGTAACGATGGGAAGCACAGGATCGGCCGCGCTGCTATCAATGCTTGGCCCCTTCGGCATGGTCAACCGAGCGTTGCTGGCAACTCAGGTCCGAATTGCGGCTACCAGTGTGGCGATGCGTGGGTTAGCGGCTGGTATGGCTCTACTGGGAGGGCCCGCAGGTCTGTTGATCATCGGCGCAGGCCTTATGTACACCTATCGCGAAGAGATTTTCCAGACAGGCCTGCAGGCGAAAATCACCAAGGAAGAAGTGGACAAGTTCAAGGCATCCATTAAGGACGCTTCGGACGCTGCGATCAATAACGAAATTGGTGTACTCAACAACGAGCTGGAAGAGGCCGCGCTTAAAGCGGCGGTTGCACGCGAGGAACTAGACAAGCTGCGGAAGTCGAAGAATCGCAACAAGGGCGGTGTGTTGGGTTTCACAGGTGGCGAGGTAGGAAAAGAGGTTGCCGGTATACAGGCGGTTGCCGAAGCTACCAATGCGCTCAAGCTGGTTGAAGCCAAGATCGAAGCTGCACGTGAAGAACAAGCGGCGCGGCGTCAGAAGCGTACGGGCTCGCCACCAACCAACACGAATACTATTAGTGGTCGTGATCTGGATAGGATGCGCGACCAAGCACAGCAATACCTTACCGAACTACGTCGCCTGCATGCTAGTGAGGCAGAACAGGTCCACAACTGGCAGGCCGACAGCCTGGCTCAGCTGCAGAGCTATCACCAGCAAGGGTTGCTCAAAGAGCAGGATTACGCCTTCGGCAAGGTGGCGATCGCTGAGGAGGCCGCCCGTCGGCTGCAGGCGATCGAGGACAAGCGCTGGGATGGCTACCTTGGCGGCGGTCTCGGTCAGTTGGGTAATGACTACCGTGACGCCCAGCAACTGCAGGGGCCGCAGGGCGAACTGGTGCGCAGCGGCGTTGATGCCGCCATCCAGGACAAAACATTTCAGGGCCTGCCAACTGTTGGCGGACTGGACCCGTCGGTTGGCGGTGCTTTTAGTGAAGCTGCACGCTTGGAACAAGAGCGTCAGCAGATTCTGCAGGCCTACGATCAACGCATCGCCGACTACCAGGCGTTCCGTGAAATGGAGGTGGAAAACGCCGCTCTCTATGACGAACAACTTGCGGATTTGCAGGCGCGTCGACGTGAGAATGACATGGCTGCACAGCAGGCCATTCAGCAGGCGCAACTGGCTGGTGCGCAGTCCACATTCGGTAGTCTTGCAGATATTGCGAAGACTTTCGCCGGCGAACAGTCCGGGATCTACAAAATTCTGTTTGCAACGGAGAAGGCTTTTGCAATCGCTCGATCCGTGATTGCTATCCAGACCGGCATTGCGCAAGCCGCCGCAAACCCATGGCCAGCCAACCTTGCTGCAATGGCCAGCGTAGCCGCTGCAACCGCCAGTATCGTGTCCAACATCGCAGCGGTTGCCATGCCGCAAGGCCAGGCTCACGACGGCATCGACTATGTGCCCAACACCGGTACCTGGAACCTGCAGAAGGGCGAACGCGTCACCGGCGCGGCACTGAACAGGGATTTAACCGAGTTCTTGGAACGTGAAAACCGCTCAGGCGGCCGTGCGCCGCAATCGGCCGCTGCCGCCCCGGTAACGGTCAATCTGATCGAAAACCCGTCGAAAGCCGGCCAGGTATCAGAGCGACAGGGGGCTGATGGCCAGCGCGAGGTTGATCTGTTTGTGGCGGACATATTCGGTGACGGGCCGCGTTCGATGGCGATTCGTCAGAAATTCGGTCTGCAGGCACAGGGGCGATAATGGTCAGCAAAGTCTATCCCGAGCAGCTGCCGCTGCCGAACCGATCGGGCTACGGGTTAAAGCATGTATCCCCGTTGCAGCGCACTCAGCTGCAGTCAGGCCGGGCACGACAGCGGCGCAAGTTTACCTCAGTACCCACGATCGTGACGGTTACCTGGCAATTCAGCAGCGGCGAAGCGCAGCTGTTCGAAGGGTGGTACCGATACGGCATCAACGACGGCGCGGACTGGTTCCAGATCAGCATGCTAACGCCCTTGGGTCTCCAGACCAGCGAGGCGCGTTTTACCGACATCTACCAGGGTCCTCAACCGATGGGCATGGGGCTTTGGATCGTCAGCGCAGAAATCGAAATGCGCGAGCGCAAAACCATTTCTGAGGAATGGATTGATACGCCAGAGCTATTGGTAAATGCGTCTGTTCTTGACATTGCAATTAATGATAAGTGGCCAACACAGTAAGGATCATCATGACATTCAATACAGGCAATCCCCTCGGCAGCGCCGATCCGCGCGACCTCTACGACAACGCCAGCAACCTCGATGAGGCGGTCAATGGCGACGCGAGCTCGTTCACCGACCGACTCGGCAAGCTGCGACCGACGCTCAAGGGTGCTATCGATCCCACGGGGCTGGCCAGCGCCGCCGCCGGGTCGGCGCAGCGGGCGGAAACTGCTGCCGATGCCGCTACGGTCAATGCGGACGTGTATAGCGATGTCGTGTCCGGCCTATCCGACACTAGCAACGGCGAGCAATTCCAGGTCGTCTCGGGGCTAGAGATCGTGCGCTATCGCAATGAGTCTGGGTCAGCGGTAGAGATGGCGCGGTATCCGGCGTCGGAGTTCGTGCGGATTGCCCTCGACGTGGCTAGCCAGCCCGGCCTCGTGAGCGGTGAGTTCTACGCCGCCGCCGACGACGACGAGCAGACGGTCTATTCGATCACGGACGAGGACGGGAATGTGCTGGCGTCGTGGAATCGGCAGGGGGAGATGGACGCCGCCCCGTCGCTCGACATGGCCGAAAAATCCCAGCGAGCGCGAGGTGAGTTCCACACGGCCGATGACCAACCTGCGTTCGCGCTGACGGACGAGCAGGGCCATGCTCTGCTGGCCTGGAGCTCCGAGGGTAACCTGCTAACTGGTGCTGAGAAGGCGGGAAGCTCCGGGCGGGCACTGATGCCCTACGTTCAGGCAGGCGAACTGCGTGCCGTTGGCGCTGATGACGTACTCGCTGCGGAGCTAGGCCCCTACACTGCATTGAGCGTGGCGCCAGGCGGCCCCAGTCATGTTCGAGCTGTACTCGATTGGCCATCGTTATCCTCTACCCGTAGCGTAGCGGCAGGCAGTGGATGGCTTGTATCGGACAGCGATAAGGTATTGCATGTGATAATCGGTCTTGGCCAGTCGCTTATGACTGGGGCGACATCTCAGGACAGCATGGTCAGCATTGTACCGATGTTTCCAGACGAAGCACTGATGTTTGACGCTGGACCGGAAAGCGACGTCCGCATGGGGCTCAATACCTTCTATCAAGACTATGAGACGCTAGACCCAGACACCCTCGTTGGCTTCATTCCTCTGGTGGCAAAAATAGGCTACGGAGGAAGCAACGGCGAGACCCCAATGGAGGCGACGGTTAACGAAGTAACGGCGCAAGCCGCAGAGATAGGGGTCAAGTTCCGCAGCCTCTCGTTCAACGTCGCCAATGGCAGCATGAACTACGCGGGCATCAAGAAGGGAACCCAGCCCTACGAAAACATGCTGATGGCGCTATCAAAAGCCAAGTTTTTGGCGGAAGACCTGGGCTGGAAAATCATCGTAGATGCGTGCTTAGTCAAGCACGGTGAGGCAGATACTAGAAACACATCGTACGCCGACAATCTCATTGAGTGGCAATCGGACATTACTGCCGATGCAAAAGCGATAACTGGCCAGCAGTCGGATGTACACTTCATCATCGGGCAACCATCGAGTACAACCGGCGGCACCGAGTCCATTAAAGCGATGCTGGAGATCCATAATTCTAGCCAGTTCCACCACCTATCTGGCCCAGACTACCCTTTTTTAGATCGGTTTACGGATTACCTGCACTTCGACGGCCTTGGGTACGCGCTTATTGGGGAGCAAATGGCTAGAGCCTGGAAGCAGGCAATGTGGTCGAGTAAAGGGAAAAGCGATATTACGCAGATTGTCGGCGCATCACGATCCGGGACCACTGTTACGGTCCAATATAGCGTTCCTGTTCCGCCCCTTGTTTTTGATACCGCCAGCATTTCAGAGCGCGACGTAAAGGGCTTTCGCTTTGCCGATAGCAACGGAGACGTCGGCGTCGTATCGGCCATTATTTCGGATGATGGAGCCTCAACTGGAACGGCAGAGGTGACGCTCGAACTTGGGAATGAGCCCAGCGGAACAGGAGAGGCGGTATTGTATGCCATGTCCACTCAAACTAACCCGAGAACAGAAAGCGCTATTCCCCGAGGTAATGTTCGTGACAGCTCAGATGAAGTCAGCCGCTACGATGGGCGGCGCCTTTATAACTGGGCCGTGCATCAGAGATTTGAACTAGCCTGAGGAGGCTTTAATAATGATTAGATACCAGAAGCTGCAAGGCGTTAACTTTGACTCAAGCACAGCACTTACCTCTATCGATATTACGCCGGAGGGTAAGGCGATGGGTGCGGTACCTGGGTGGCAGATGCTGATTGACCCAGATTACATGGTCTCAGGTGCGCCGAGGAACCGTGCGCTACCGAATAGCGTCACTTCGTCTAGCCGGAGCATTAACACGGGGACATTTCCTAACGGTCAAACCTCGATGAAGATTGATGCTCCTACGGATGGCATTACGACGATCATGCCCCAAGACGTAGCTTTTAATAAGACTGCGTGGTCAGTGTTTGTTGTCATCCGTGAAGATGCGGAAATGACGATGGACACGGCGTTCTTCAGGTCGATAACTTCTGCGCCTAGCGGCTCGTTGTCTCTACGATTAGGTACCAGCTCTACAGGAGTTGTGGGTGGGGACAGGTCGATTAACGTTTGGGAGGGGACGACAACTACTCGAGTAGCTTACGTTCCTGAAAAAATCTTTGCTGGTAGAACTGTTCTGCACATGGTGACGTTTTCAATTCGTGATGGGCTATCCATATTCACAAATGGAAAAAAAGTCTCTAGCAATCCAGATGATAAACGTCCGCTAGACCAAGGGGACGGAGCGGGCGAGTGGCGCATGTTTTATAGCTCTAACATGGTCGCCGACGTTGGCATGGCGGGAGTGCTTAGCATCGACCTGGCTCAACCCGAAAACTCGGGGCACCGCCGTGCCATCGAGCGATTCCTGATGGAAAAGTACGGCATAGCGAGCGCCTCATGACCCTCCTCTCCACCCTCTACGCCTCGGCGCCCGCCGCCGAGGTGCTGATCCCCACGCTTGAAATCAGCCACCCCTCGTTCGCCGAGCCGATCCGCACCTGCGCGGGATTCGAGGATCACACCGTCACGCTGGAGGACAGCACAACCCAGGCCACCTTCGTCGCATCGGGTCTCGACGTCTCGCTGCCGGCGCGAAACGCCAGCGGCCAGCAGAACCTGACGTTTGCCATCGAGAACGTCACGGGCATCGCCCAGGACGCCATCGACCGCGCCCTGGAGGCCGGCGGCGAGATCCGCGTGATCTACCGTTCGTACCTCGCCAGCGATCTCAGCGAGCCTGCCGAGCCGCCGCTCAAGATGGTGCTGGTGGGCGCGCGATTCGAGGGCGCATCACTTCAGGTCACGGCCAGCTACATGGACATCATCAACCAGGCCTGGCCACGCGATCGGTACACCGTCGACTTTGCCCCTGGTCTCAAATATATCGGATAACCCATGCTTGATAACTATCTGATGAGCGACTACCTAGACGGTGGGCGCGGCGAAGTCGTGTCTGGTCGTCGCCAGTTTGACTGCTGGGGATTGGTTCGATCGGTGCGGCATGAGGTGTTCGGCTTGCCGTTGCTGCCGAGTTACGGCGATGTGGCAGCGGATGACAAACGATCTCTGACGCGGGCGGCCGAAATCGAGTCAGGAGCGTTAACTCTCGGCGCTGCCGTACCCGCCGCGATCGCGACGGTGTGGAAAGCCGGGCTATGCGTCCATGTAGGCATTTGTGTTGAGCTTGATGGCCGCTTGGGTGTACTGGATACAGGCCCAGAATTAGGCGCGATTTGGGCAGCGGTCCCCGTGTTCGAACGGCGATATCTGAAAGTGAGGTACTACCGATGATTTACGTATACCCGTCTACACTGCCAGGCGAGCCGCTGGAGCAGCATGTATGTGCTGCCCGCATGAGCGTTGAGCGATGGTTGACGGACAACGTGCCGAACTATTACCACTCCGACACGCCGCCGATCAGCATCAGTGTGGACGGCGTGATGGTTGCCCCGTCCTGCTGGCCATCGACCATGATTGACGATAGCAACGTGGTTGAGATCCGGCCGCAGCCAAAAGGGGGCGTTATCGTTGCCGTCGTCGCCGCTGTCGTCGCCGTCGCGGCCGCAATGATGCTGGCACCCAGGCTGCCGGGGCAAAAAAACAAATCCAGTACCGGCTCAACGATCTATGAAGCCAGCGCACGAGGTAACCAGCCGCGCCTGGGTGACGTGATACCCGAGATTGCGGGCCGTCATAAAACCTATCCTGATTATCTGAGTGCCCCGCGCCGGTATTTTGTTGACAAGAAAACACAGGCGCTGGACCTGCTGTTGTGTGTCGGAAAGGGAGACTATTACATTGCCGATGATGATATCCGAATCGGCGAAACGCCCGTCTCTCAGCTGAATATTGATTACCAGGTGATATCACCTGGAGAGGCGGTAACGGGCCATGTTGCACACGAGCGCTGGTATAACGCGCCGGAAGTAGGCGGCACGACAGGCGGTGCAGGCTTGCGTTTGAAAGACGCTACGGATTACACATCAACATTGTCTGCCGTCGTGATCGAGCTGGACGGCAATACAATCAGAATCCCTGATTCGGCAGGGAGCTGGCCCGCAGATTGGGCGGCTGGAATGCATCTCAATGTATCGATCTTAAGCGAACTTGTCGTTATTGATGGCGGGCGTGATGACGTTACCGGCGCATACCTGAGGGATATTATTGAAGGCGATCTGCCGGAGTACCAAACAGGTGATACGGTCACGATCAGCGGTGGCAGCCGTGTTGATGCCGATTACCTGGTCGATGCCTACACGCCCGAACAGGTGACTGAAACCGAAACGATACCGGCGCGGTTAACGCTGAACCGGACAGACTCAACACCCGAAGTGTGGCTGCCGGAGGGGCTGTATATCGCGAGCCTGGATTATACCGGTATCAGCTATCGAATAGACAGCATTGATGCCGCCAGTGCGACATTAACACGCCTGCTGCCGGATGGAACCCCGGACCCTAATTGGTTGGGGTTTGGTCAATCGACGACACGCGATTTTAAAATCACGCTCGATTCCAGCAGCTTTGATGGTGCCTGGCTGGGACCATTTCTCGCATGCCCTGCCGGCGAAACAGTACAGCGGATCGAATGGGACATCCTGGCTCCGCAGGGCTTGGGGAAGCTGTTTAGCGACGGCAATATCGGGCATCGGCAATACGATGTCGAATTGCAATACCGTGAGTACGGCACAACGGAATGGCATTCGCTGACGCGCGGGCATGTGGGTAATAGCCGTGACCAGCTGGGGTGGACACACAGCTATTATCTGCCCCAGGCAATGACACCCGAGGTCCGTTTGCGCCGAATCGGCGCCGAGCCCAACGATACGCAGGAGCTGTCGCGTCTGGAATGGTACGGGTTGCGCAGTGAGTTACCCGGTGCTGCTGTGCGTTATCCTGGGGTAACGGTGCTGGCAATGACGGTGACAGGATCAGACACCATTGCCGGACAGACCGAAAATCAGGTGAATCTTGTGGCGACCCGAAAACTGCCGGTGCGCTCGGGCGCAGGGTGGACAGCCCCACAGGCCACCCGTGATATAGCGCCCTGGTTTGCGCACATTGCCCATTCACTGGGTTATGCCGATTCAGATATCGACATGGATGAGCTGGACCGCCTGGATGCCATCTGGCGTCAACGTGGCGATCTGTTCGACTATGTGACCGCTGATGACGGTACAGCCAAAGAATCACTGAATCGGTGCCTGTCGGCGGGCATGTCTGAACTGACCATTGATGGTGGTCGCCTGCGTCCTGTGCGAGATGAGCCGAGGACCGTGTTTGAGCATATGTACACACCGCAAAACATGCTGCAGCCGCTCCGGCGCAGTGTAAGCGCACCACGGCCGGATGATGCAGACGGCATCGATGTTGAATACTTCAGCGCGGACACCTGGACCAAGGAGGTCGTTGAATGCCGGTTGCCGGGTGATGCCGGTATCAGACCGGAGAAAGTCAAAATCGAAGGTGTAACCAGCCGTGCGCGCGCCTGGCGGATCGGTATGCGGCGGCGGCGCGAACTCAAGTACCGGCGCTGGCAATACAGTTTCTCAACCGAATTGGATGCCCTGAATTCGCAATACATGAGCTTTTGCGCAGTCGCGGATGACGTGCCTGGGTATGGGCAAAGCAGCCTGTTGCAGGCATGCCACGCTGTTGCTGGAGGGTTTGCGTTAACCCTGAGCCAGCCGATGACGTGGGATGCTACCGCTGACCATGTGGCCGCCTGGCGTCGCCCAGACGGCACTTTGGCGGGGCCGTTTCCGGCGACACCGGGCGCTGATGATTATCAAATCATTGTCAGCGTATCGAACGAGCCGGCACCCAGCGCGGATCTGCATCAAGAGCCGGCGCATGTGTTGTTCGGTACGTCGGAGCGTTGGAGTTATCCGGTGCTGATACGGTCGATCAGCCCACGGGGCTTCGAGAGCGTAAGCGTCAATGCGGTTAACTACGACGAGCGCGTGTATGCAGATGATGATGGCGTCCCTGCTTGATGCGGGGGCGCCTCCTGTGCTGCTGATTGTGGTTTCCAAAGCCCCTGTAAGTGATTGATCTTGTTAACCACGTAACGCCAAGAAAAAGACACTCAAAACTTGGTGTAAATGCTGCGAAATCAGCAGGTTACTGCTGTAAAGCGGCCTCTTTGACATGGTGGGGGTCGCTGGTTCGAATCCAGTTAGTCCTACCAGAATT